CCGGAAAGCGCCGTCCAAGCGTGGACTTATGTCCCGCACAGATGAAGCTTAGATTTGAAGTCACAGACGGGAACGGAGGGCAAAAGCAATGAGCATAAAAACTTATGACCAGCTTTTCGATGCAGAAGGAAAGTATATTACCGACAGCAGATACCAAGAGATTCATGTATTGGACAAAATGCTGGCAGAAGCTGAAATTCCACATACTATGAAGCCATTTATGGACGGATTTCAAATTTGTTATCCGGTTGAATCCCCGCCTGATAGAGTAATGGACGCTATAGAACATTATGGAAGTTATGGAAACGAATCGGATCTACTTGAAATTATGGGCCTTTTAACGCCGGAAGAGCAAGAACATGACAGCGTGCTTGGCTGTTTATCCGCAAAAGATGTTTTTAAAAGAATTGAGCGGCACTGGAAGGAGGCAAATCATGAATGAATTAAAACCACGTGGGATTTATCGCGAAGCTCTGAATAAATGGGGTGCTGAAGCTCAAACACTCATGGTTTTTGAGGAAATGTCAGAACTGCAAAAGGAGCTTTGTAAGCACGCCAGGGGCAAAGATAACCGTGAAGCTATTGCCGAAGAGATCGCGGACGTTCAAATCATGTTGGAACAAATGATGATTCTTCACGATTGTGAGGATTTGGTGGAAGTTCAAAAATTCAAGAAAACACACAGATTAAAGGTTCGCTTGGAACAGGAAAAGTGGGAATATGAACACGGTGCCTGGCAATGTTCAAATTGCGGCGAAGATAATCCTTATGGACTTGATTATGATACTGAGAAATTTTCAAATTATTGCCCTCGATGCGGCGCTAAGATGGATTTGGAGGATTGACAATGGCTGAGTACATCAAGAGAGAAGACGCACTAGGCTGCGTTCTAGGCGTATTTGACCGTCAAAGGATTAAAGAGCTTCCCGCCGCCGACGTTGAAGAGGTGAAGCATGGGAAGTGGATTCAAGAGCAAATTAAAATTGAAAATATGAGCATTGTTAGATATAGAAATACATGTTCAGAATGTGGAGGAAAGGCTGATTTTCTATTACGAGAATTGCATTATAGCTATTGTCCCCACTGTGGCGCTAAGATGGATTTGGAGGATTAGCTATGGCAAACAACGGCTGGATCAGTGTTGAGGACAGGTTGCCGGAAGATGGTGACGGTACAGTATTAGTTTGCTTTCCCGATATTGAACCGTATAACCTGAAGGAACATTTTGTTAATGCAAAACATGATACGAGAGTTAAAACTGCTGTGTATTCTGAATATAGCGGGACATGGATTATCGGTGATATGGGTGGGGTATCGAATATCCAACCAACCCATTGGCGACCGCTTCCAGAACCGCCTGAGGAGGAATGAGATATGGCACAATTTTATAAAATGACTTTATACGTCTGTGATTTAGAAGATGATTTGTCTTTAAAAGAAATTAAAACGTTAATTGACGAACGTGCGTTATCCGGCGTGTCGGTTAATGCTATTTGTCGGTTTTCAAATGAACAGACGGGAAAACAAATTGCATGGCATGATGATGTTGATATTAATAAACTGGATTGCCCTATATCCGCTTGGGAAAAGTATTTCGATTCAGAAACCACCTGAGGAGGATTAGTTATGACAAATTTTGAAAAGCTCAAAAATATGACCCCGGAACAAATTGCGGCAGAATTTATGATTTTTAGGCCGTCTGACGCCTGCTTCGATGACGAAAATAGGAATTATTACGCATTAGACGGAAGTTGGCACCGATATTCGCAGGATTGCTTTCAAGCTAATGTAAAGTGGCTTAACGAGGAAATTCCAAAAGACCCACAAGATTATATTAAAGAACTGGAAGCCGAAAACAAACAACTAAGGCGTGAAAGAGATCAGGCGGTGGAGGAACTTCATCGAAATACAGACGCTGTCCCCGTAGTTAGGTGTAAGGATTGTGTATACAAAGCAAGTGCAGAGGTCATTGACGGTTTTTTGATTTGTCCTGCGTCTGGAATGGAAATTTGTGACGACGACTTTTGCAGCTACGGTGAAAGGAAGGAGAATTAATATGGCAGGCTGGCAATTATTAGTTTTAGGGTACTTTTTAGGCGCACCGTTAGGCTTCTTGCTTTGTTCCGTTCTGGTGGCAAGCAAAGACCCGCCCAAACCGCACACCACTTGCAAGGACTGCGTACATAGGCATAAGAAAGAGTGCCCTTTCTCCCATATCGAATGTGATGTGACAGGAGATTCTATTTTCTGGCATACTAACAAACAAGACGACTTCTACTGCAAGGAGGCTCAGGACATTGGGCTGGCCACAAAGCGGAAATAGAAAAAGCTGTAAGGGGTGTATCTATAACAGACCTCTAACTTTTGAGGGTTCCGGGCAGCAACGATACTGCCTATATTGCTATGATACCGGTAAGCCTAGAGGCTGCCCGCCGGAGAAGTGCGACAAAAAGACTGTCAGGAGGTTGAAAAATTGAACTGGAAAAAAGAAGCTGAAAACGATCTTAGATGCTACATGAAGCGCAAAGCATCTTTAAATAATCTTCGGGATCAGATTTTAACTTTGCGATTAGAACAGGAATCTATCAAGGCTTGTACTGCTGATTCTGAGCCAGTGAAAGGCGGCGGGAGTAAAACTGAAGATCGTTGGATTGATAATATTGTGAAAACTAAGCGCTTATCCCTGGCCTACTCCGCGACCCGGCGGATTGTCGCACTCATCGAGAAAGGGCTGGACGGAATAACTGAGGTACAAAAAGACTTTCTCACAGAGTTTTACATAGACCGCCATGACGGACACGTGGAAAGGCTGATGGAAAAATATCACATTGAAACTTCTCAAGTATACAGAATAAAAGATGAAGCACTTTATTATTTTACTGTTACCATGTACGGAATTATGGAATGCTGATGGGAAAAAGAAGGGAAGTTTTTTTCAAAAACATAGGATATAATAAGATCATAGAAAAGTGTACAAGGTTCATTAACCTCCTTTCCTAAGGACCGCAGGCCTAACGGCTTTGCGGTCTTTCTATTTATCCTGAAATTGTGGTGGTGGTATGGCGAAACATTTAACCGATAGAGAAAAGAAAAAGATCATTGCGGATTATGCGGAATGTGGGAATTATTCGCAAGTTGCAAGAAAACACAAAGTATCTTTTGATACAGTTAAAAGAGTAGTGGTCAGCGATCCTGAAACCGTGAAAAAAGCGGAACAAAAAAAAGAGCAGAATACCGCTGATATTCTTGAGTTTATGGACAAGAAAAAAGATGATGTGTGCAGCATTATTTCCCTTTATCTTTCTGAGCTTCAAAACTCTGATAAACTTCAACGGGCAAGTATTCAGAGCATTGCTACATCGCTGGGCATCGTTATTGACAAATTTACAAAAGACGCGCAGAAACAGTCTGATACTTCCCTCTTTGAAGCCATAGCGAAAGCAGCTGGAGGGTTCAAAGTTGAGTAAAGAAATAGTGTGGGGGCAAAAGCAACAGAAGATTTTAAACGCTCCTTATTCTCATTGCTTAGAAGTTAATGAGGGGACGCCGAGGTCAGGAAAAACAACCGTCAGCGTTTCCCGCTTTGCTTGGTATCTTTGGAACACCCCGGACCTAAACCATATGGTTTTAGCATATAACCAAGAACAAGCTTTTAAGCTGGTAATGGACTGTGACGGCTTCGGACTGCTTCATATTTTTAACGGAATTTCCAGAATGAAGCATGATGATTTTGGAGATCATCTGGAAATCGAGACGATGAAAGGAATAAAACGCGTTTACTACAAAGGTGCCGGTAAAGCGGACAGCCATAAATCATTCACCGGAATGTCTTTAGGAAGCGTATACTTCTGCGAAATCAATCTTCTGCATATCGACGCAATACAGGAAGCTTTCCGCCGCACTTACGCCTCCAGGATAAGATGGCATATCGCTGATTTAAACCCTCCTGCTCCCAGCCACCCAGTAATCTCTGAGGTGTTCAACATACAGGATACCAAATGGACCCACTGGACCATAGACGACAATCCCATTATTACCCCGGAAAGAAAGGAAGAAATCCGAAAAACCTGTTTAAAGAATCCCTATTTATACAAACGCGACTGGCTCGGAGAGCGGTGTATCCCGCAAGGGGTTATTTATTCCATGTTTGACCCGCAGCGCCATATCCTCAGTTATATTCCAGACAGCGAAAGCAAAATCGAAATGTATTTCGCTGGTGACGGCGGCCTCTCTGACGCTACTTCGATTGGTTGCTACGTGGTGACCCGCACCATGCAGAACCAGTTTAAATTATACCGTGTTGCTGGGTGGTATTATTCCGGGGCGGATATTGGAATTACAAAAGCAATGTCGGTACAGGCCCGTGAAATCTGCGGCAGTTTTATCCCCTACTGCCGCCAGCTTACGAGTATGAGGGAATCCAGTATTAAGATAGATCCAGCCTGCAAAGCATTGCGCGCTGAATTTGATCTGCTCGGTTATTA